CCAAAACTTACAGCCACCAATCCAGTAAGATTTTCAAAACTAGCCTCAAATTCTTGCCTAAAAGTCCTCGCATCTAACTGACTCCTTGCAGCTTCAACCTCCTCTTTCGCTACATTACCCCCCTCTATCGTAGTAAAACTCCACCTTTGCCAATCGTCCCACTCTTCCTCTCCGCAATAACACCACATATCATAAAACCAACTGGCAGTTCCATCTGGGGTGCTGATGAAAAGTGCCCATCCTTGTTTGTCGGCTAATGCAGGTCTTATAACTTCAGCCCAAACGTCCCTATCCATAAATGCTGCTTCGTCCAAAACAACACCTGCCAAACTTCTACCTCTCAATGCCATTGCATTTTCAGTACCCTTCAATTCAATAGTTGATCCATTAATCAATTCCAACCTTAAATCTGTCTCATTTTTGCTTTGAATCCACACCTTTGGTGTTAATCTCTTTAATTCCTTCCATGCAATATCCTTTGCCATCCGATAAGTAGGAGCACAATAGAAATAAACCTCTCCAGGACGATTTATAGCTCCTCTCAACAGTTCTATACAAGACAAATATGACTTTCCAAACCTTCTTCCAGCTACAAGCACCCTAAATCTCTTATCTGAATTAAAAACCTCTCCTTGTGCATATCGCAAACTTATCTCACTCTTCTTTTTTTCACTTACAGCCATGAAATTTACAAAAAATACAACTCATACCCCTCCTTTATAGCCTATTTACTCACTTTTAAGTTATCATTCACTTAAATACACTTACTCAATAAGTCGATGACCGCATCTTCTTTCCCAGAAAATATAATTAATAATCCTCTCGCTAATCCTGCTAAAAAAAGAACTCGATCCACAGTCTCAGATGTCCTTAAACGCTCTCAACGTCTATACGCAAGACAACTTGAAGGTAAAACTACTCGCCAATTAGTTATAGAACATTCAAACATAGAAGGTATTTCTGAAACTACCGCCTGGTTAGATTGGGACAGAGTTAAAGTCTGGAATAACGAAGATTGGGAAAAGGATAGAGAAGCTCTCCTTCCTCGCCTACAAGCAATGAGAATCCGCCTCTTCAATAAAGCAGTCAAAAAAGGTCAGCTCCAAACAGCTGCTCAAATTCTCGATAGTCTTGGTAAAGTCATAGGCGAATCCATAGAAACAGTCAACATTCAAGCTCCTGAATTATCCATAAAAGTAGAACCAAAAAATTAACCAATATATATTTAAGTCCCCCGCCAGTGCCCTAGAAAAAATTTTTGTACCTACAGTCCCCCCAAGTCCATTAAAGTCCTCTGGAGTCCATAGAAAGCCCATAGAGTCCAAATATTGAGCTAGCAGTCCATAAGAGTCTAAAGAGGCATAAAAAAGTCTAAGAAAGTAAAATTTTTAGACTTGGAGTCCATAGCGGTCTAAAAAAATAATTTATTTATACTTTCTGTTGCTTCTGTTTACTAGTAGATGCTATAATAAAATATAGTTAAGTATTTCTAATTATTGTTTTTGGTTCTTTCGTTTTTACATCTGGACTAACAGCAATAAAAATTTTAGAGATACTTAACTTAACATCTAACAAAATCATTCAATTTCATACCAGAAAATGAACTCAATTAATTTGTTCCCAACCGAGGACACACAAACACTAAAAACAGAGCAGTTAAAAACAAATTTTGCTTTTGGTTCTTATAGTTCTTTTTTAGATATCAGTAACGAATCTAAGAAGCTACATATTCAACTAGATAATAAACAAATGAAGAAAGACATTCTTTCTAGTTTTCAAATGTTATCAGCTACATACTCAGCAGATAAAGATTATCTAGTAGAAATTTTTAAGATTATCATTAACAAGATTGAGCAATCAAAAGATGACAACTTAAAAGATGAGCTAGCAGCTTATTTGGTTAACAACTTAAACAGTGAGGTAAGCAAGTAATGAAATCAACAAAGCAATTACAAATTAAGGTTACGTTACCTCCAGAGCTACACTCACAATATGTAGCTTTGGTGCTTTCTGAAACTGGGGGTGAGCTAAATTTATCTAGCTTTACCAGAGGATTAATAAGAAAATTCATTAACAAGAAAACAAAGAAATGAAATACAAAATATTTTTATCAAATGAAAAATTTATTTTTCAACTAGCCAATAATAAGTATTGGAGAACCAGTCAATTTAATTATTTAAACTATCTCATTAACGAATTAAGAAATGATTAAAGCAACATTTTATTATTTACTTTTTTCAATAGTTGTATTTACTTCTGTAAGTTTATCCTTACAGAAGTCTACAAAATTAGATTGTAAAGCTATGGGTAGTGAGTCCCTAGCGTGTAAGCAATTAGAAAAACAAACTTTAATTAATCAATTACTAAATTAAAACAATGTCAGAATTAAAAACAAAAGTTATTTTCAACAATGGAGAAAATACAGACAATGGGTATGTAATAGAAAACCCATTCGCTACTGTTCAAACTTTTAACACTGAAGATGGAGCTGTAAACATTCCAGTTTATTCTCTAATTAGAATTTTCTCGATGTTATACAGTGGAGAAAGAACTGGAAGGGATTCCAGTTTTTTAAGATCTGGAGCTGTGAAGGCACTTAATCAATATTTCAAATGTAAGCATAACTACAAGACTTGGAGAGAAAAGCTAAGGCCGTTGTATGAGTCTGAATACTACAACAGAAACACCAGAAAAAAATAATATCAATTATAATTGATACCTGGGGAAAATTACTCAGGTATTTTTTTGTATAAAATTATACATGTATAAAATTATACAATAGAAATTTTTAAGAAAATTTTTTGAAAATAATTTTTTAGATAAAAATATTAACCAGTAATGAATGACAATAATGAATGGTTAATGAATGTAAAATAATAACATTACTTTCACGTTATTTTGATGTATGATTAAAGAGTATTCATACCAGAATTAACAATGAATGAATTAAAAGAAAAAAATCATGCTTTACAAAATGCTATAGGGCATATTGAAAGCATAGTTGAGGATTATGAGAGACTTTCTTATTTAGAAAGTTTAAATCCTACATCATGTGAAGAAGAAGAAGAAATTGAACAAATAAAAGAAAGCATTTTTAACAGTGCTTTAAGTGTTGAATTTCGGAGCGGTTGGACTTCAAATCCTAACGAATTAGAAATAGAAGAATTTAAAATTCTTTTAACATGGGGTGGGCCTGCTCTCAGAGTTATAGGAGAATTAAACCAGTATAAAGAACCAGAAAATATAAAAATGCAGCATCAAGACTGGGGCACTTGCTGGACTGATTTCGAAATTACAGAGAATCAGCAAGAAGCTTTGGACTGGTTCTGTAATTGCTTTTACTTTGGTGATTAAATGAAAAAATATAAATTATATAAAATACAACCTTTTAATCATGATTATAAAATTATTAATATTTCAAAAAAAGAATATGAAAGATTAAAAAATGAGTATGAAAGAGAGTTAAAAAAATAACTCTCTTTTTTATATATATTTCAATACTTGCAATTTAAAATATATATACATATAATAACCTACATAAACATACCAGTTTAAATGAAACCAACTAAATTAAAAAAGCCTATGAATCGGCTTTTATATCTATCAATTATGAATGAATACGGAGTTAATCCGTCTTTAATTGGTATTGATACAAAGATACAAACTGCATTTACTTTGAATGATGAAGTAATGCTTAGAAAAATTCTTGAATGTGAGTATTAATTATGAATTACAAAGTAACTTATCCCGTTGACTTTCTTGACAGTAAGCCTACTGTTAAAACTTTTGATGACTTCTATGAATTAGAAGAATGGATTGCTGAAGAAGTGCAACATAGGATTGACTATACAGTTCAACATAGTCCTTATACTATCTCTGAAGAAGAGTATCAAGAGATAGAAGAATATGAATACTCACTTATACATATAGAGGATCTAAACTAATGAACTGGACTTCAAAAGAAAAAGCTAAGTATTGGAATAAAGCCTATCAAGAATATTCTCTTGAAAGTGGTTTATCTCTTAAAGACTTAAGTAATTGGATTAAAGTTAATCCTTATGCAGCAGTAGCTATAGAGGATAGGGCTATTGAATTTTTAAATCAAAAAAGTTAAACAAATGAACAACATTACAATTACAAAAACTGAATTTAATACAGTTACAGAATTTATTTTTACTTTTGAACAAAGTGAAAATCATTTAATTTGTCCAGTACAAAAAACATCAATATTAAATGTTAAACATTCTATTGATGCTACTGAAAAGGACATTATTAAAAATATGGTTAGAACTGCAATTAATGATCTAACTAAAGAAGAACAAATGAATCTAGTAAAGATATCAAGTTGTAGTTTTTACTTTAATGAATATCCAAAAGATATAAAAAATAAATTACAAACTGCATTAACTTGGTTTAATGGTAAATGGTATTTTCATATAGATCAAAGAACTGAAATAGAAAATGAAATTATAAAAGAGAATCCTGTAATAGCTAGAAATATATATAGGTTTATAGGTTAATTATGCAAGAAATAAATCTACAAAAAATAGCATTAGTTGAGACTTTTGTTAATTTCTATCTATCTAAAAGTAAAGTTTTAGATGAACGTTTGAAATCAGATATTGTTTGGTTTGCTACTGGTTTAAAAATGAGTGAATTTGAAGCCTGTAAAGAAGTAGCTCAGGATTTATATATAAAGGAGATATCTAATGACTAAAAAAATTACAAGTGATGAGCATGCTTACTTGCATGCTCTAGTATTAGCTATTACTGCACCTGATGAAGAGAAATCTATTGAGTGTCAAAAGATAGCAGCATCTATTGGATCTAGGTTAACTGAGAAACAAAGAGACTTATGCCAAAAAGGTATAGA